CAGAGTAACCATTTGCAGTTCCAAATGGTCTAGTTGTCATGTTTTCTAAAATTAAATTTCCATCCTCATCTTGCCCCGCAGAAATATTTAAATTTAACTCTGCGTTTGATTCTTCCTTTACCTTAGCAGCTGCGATCAGACATGGCTTCTCTTCATCACTGTAAGAATCTGATAGTGTCGCAAAAAAACCATCTCTAAATGTAGCATTAGGAGATTCTAAAAGAAAAGAAGACAATGCTGCTTCAGCTAATGCAAGTTGTGCTTTATTACCATCGTCGTTTCTATTTGTTTCTACAAAATCAAGTATTGGTCGTAAGCATTCATCAGTATCGATAAAATCATATACTTTTCTTATACCATCTCTAAAATAAGATCCAAAAGATGCTTGAACAGAACCCCAATCATCTCGTCTATTTTGCAAATTAAATGGATTATTTGGATTAGGTGTAATTTCGCGTGTAGCCCAAGGAGTTCCAATTGCAGTTGCATCAACGTCTAATCGAGTTTCATGTCCTCTGCTGTAAAAGTTTAGTTGTAAATTGCTATATAATGATAACATTAATTTTGAATTTGCTTCGACAGTTCCATCCATCCAGTAAACGCTCCCGTGATCATATGGGAATCTATCGGTATAGCTAAATCTAGAATTAGTCCGACTCAAACTAGTGAAACGCTCCTCATTGTAAAAAGTGTTAAATGTTTTACTATCTTCCTCATCTTTAATAAAAGCTCTCAATCCGAAACCCTCTTTATTTTTCTTCTCTACAAAGGCTACATCCTCATCGGCATCATAATTTGCATCTATAGTTTTAGATTCTAACCTGTAATATAGTGAACAATCAGGCCAAGCATAAGATTCAAAGTTCGGAGGAGTTACATCAGGATCAGCTTGTAGATTTGATATCAACGCGCTATCAGATCTTTGATCTGACTCACCCAACTCTCTAAAGAATCTTTTTATATTAGTTACGGCTGCGGTCGAGTTATTATTTAACTGAGCGTTAAGTTCTTCAGCTGCTTCAATTTCTATTTCAGTTATTTGTTCGTTAGCAGATGGTCTATTACTAACAGCAGCAGGGGTATCATCTAAATAAATACCTTGTAATAGTCTTATGCCATCTAAAACTATACCATCAGGATCTACTATGCCTTCAATCGGACCATCACTAATCAAATCTATTGTTTCTGCAAAGCTATGAGAAGCTCCATACTGAAGCTCTCCTAGTATGGGGGGTTTATAGACTGGGGGTTTGGGTTGGTTCCCACCTCTTCCAGCACCAGCTATACTTATTTTTTTAAGAATATGTTTCATTCTATAAATCTAGGTCTACTATCTTGAATCCGATTTGTATTTATTGAAACCTCTCCCTGATAGTTTTTATTAACTAGTATCGAATTAGGATCTGTTGATTGAGGGAAAGATTTTATTGTTGCTTGTATAACCTGTGTTCCTACTTTTAAACGACCATATCCTATTGGGACTGGAGAACCTTGGCTAGCCACGTTTACTCGGTTACTAAATATTAAAGATTGAGTATTAGCTCCTGCTTGTATCTCTAAAGCGTCAACTTCTGGTTTGGGAGTCAACGCATATGAAATAGTTGCAAAAACTACCGCAAAAAATAATTTTTCAATT